TAATGATTGTTGGCATGTTGATGCTTTTTAAAATTAATCTTCTTTTGAAGCTTTAGGTTTATCTTTTGTTGCCTGACCTTTTTTAATAAGCTTTTCGGCTAGTACACGATGAACCGTGTGCTTAACCCCTTCGCCTAATAAACTGCCTTTAGCACCGTAGATAACTGTATCTTCTTTTGGCCTTACTAAAGTACCACCATCAACTACTGAATTTTCAGTAGTCAATGCTTTAATTTCCTCTTGTCCAGCAGGAATTACTTCTTCTTCTTTTGGTTTCTGAGCCATAATATTAAGGTTTTAACAATGCAGCTTTAACAGTTGCAAATGATGCTGTAACGAATGAACCGATGTTGTTTGTTGCGATGTAATCTTTGAAGAAATTCTCCACGATAATACGCATACGGTTGTTATCAAAATCGCTTGATACTGAAGTTACAACAGTTGAACCAGAAACGGTTGCAGTTGTAAAATCGATACCGTAACCCAAACGAATTGTTAAGGCTTCTTGCTCGATTTTAAATAAACCTGATTCTCCCAAAGTGAAAGTGCCAATAGTTTGATAAGTAGATGTTAAAACACGGAAACCCATCATTGTAACTAACCCTTGTGGGTTGTACATTGGAATCATCATGTAATAACGTCCTTGCGAATCTTTTTCTAAAGATAATCTCCATTTGTCTTGCGGATGGATAATCAACAAGTCAGGGAAAAAGTTTAAAGTTTCGATTTGGGCCGCAACAGCACCGATAGCATCGTAATCGTTTGGAGCTACAATTGTATCATCCAAAGAAGTACCAACGTAACCAGCTGCCTGAGTTTGTAAATCGGTTGTTAAAATCGCTGCATAATCACGTAAAATCTTATCGTTGATAAGGTTTTGAATGATTGATAAAGCCTTTTTACGGAATTTAGCAAACTCTTCAGTAATTACGTATTTTGCTGCTACTTTTTTAGCTTTAGCGAAGTTACGAACCAAAGCATAAGAAACTAAAGGCTTAACTGCGCCCTCTGCAACGATAGCAAATGCACCTTCGCTGTTACCTTCTTCTAACCATGTTGTATATTCCTCTAATTCAGCTACGGTAGTGACATCGGCAATATCGAAAATGTACTGCGTGCCTCTACGTTTTTTAACAACGCCATCGATCACGTTAAAGCTTTCAATCATCGGCAATGGATAATTGTTTTCATTAATCGTGTTGTCGGTCTGCATATTTGCAGCCGCACGAATATTTAAAACAACTTCTTTTTGCCCTGCTTGTCCTTTACTACGCATAATCATTTCAACATCAGAAGTTTTACCTTCTTCTGGAAATAACAACGTGTTAATTGAGCGTTGGATTAACTCTTTTTCGTTGTTTTCCAATTCCCCAGCGCGAATGTTTTTAACTTTTTCAAGTTCTCCAGCGATGTTTTTAATTGATTCGCTGATTTTTTCTGGATCAAAAGTTCTTAAAGCTTCGATTGGCAAGCCATTTAAAGCTGTTTCCATCAATTTTTCAACTGATTTTTGATCTTGATAACCACGTTTTTCTATTTCCGTTTTTACGTTATCATTAATTTTTTGCAGTAATTTCTCCTGCTCGGTTGCTTCGTTTCCGCCACCTCCGCCATCTGGCGATAAATTAGCACGAAAGAAACGAGAAACTGATGCCGAACCAGCACCCATTACTCTTGGAATAAATTGTTTTTTCATTTCCTTTTTTAAATGTTGTTAATTAAATAATCATAATCAATCGCATTCTTATTCGGCTTGTTCCTTTCTTCGAGTGCTTCATCTTGATTTAGCGGCTCTAAGTCAGCAAGTGACTTCAGTTGCGTAAAGTATTGTCTCGCCTGTAATTGATCTTTACGAGGCAATGTTTTAATAAATGTTTCTATTTCGTCGAACAGGCAATCTGTTTCTTCTTTTGAACGAATTACATAAGTTCCAACTTCACTGCCTATGGTAACTATTGAACCTTCAAATAAATCAATTTCTTTACAAAGAATACAGTCGTTTTTTTCATCCCATTCGGTTTGTTGCCAAATATAATCAAATCCTGCTGAAAACTGATTTAGCGTACCCGATCTAACCTGAGTTAAAACATGGTCGGCCCAGGGAACATTATCTAGCGGTTTAGTCCTAAATCTTAAACCGTAATCATCCTCCACTAATTCATCGAATTGACAAAGGGCTTCATATTGCCTGTGTTGATTTAAAAATGTAAGCTTATAGTTTGCATTACTTAATGGCCCACGATCATTTATAGACTTTGAAACGCATCCCCTAAGAAACATTTCGCCATGCATATTTATTGCGCCCCAAACTAAAAGATAGCCAGAAATAATCCTTTTATCTAAGTCGCTTGCAAAATCAGAAGTTAGTTCACCTCTTTCGTTTACGGCTACATTACTGTAATTGATCGGTGCCGCTCTGCGTTTGAGTTCCTTGATTTTGTTGTGTAATGCCATTTGATTTCAAATTTATAATATTTTTTACTAAATCTACCTGTTCTGATGATAATTCGAAAATTTTCTTTTCATAAATATCGCCAATTCCTTTGTCACCATCAAAAGAACGAATCCAATCATTTAATGAAATAACGCCATTTTGCCATCTTTCAAGCATTGTTGCGCCATTGGTTTTGTCAACAGTTGCGTCGTCTTTTTTATTTGATTTTAAAACTGCTTTGTGACTAAAGTCAGGCTTTATATACCTATTTGGAAAAACTATCTTTTTATTCCATCCCTGCGCAAGCGCATGAGCCATAGGCAATATAACATCATCATAAAAAGCTACAGTATCGCTATCTGCATTATTAAATGTTGAATTATCTTTTGATGGAACGAAATGTTTTGGTACTCTTAATGTTTTATAGATAACATTTGCATCTGCTAAAGTTTCATCGAACGGCTGAAGCTCTTGGATGTTCATTGATGTAGAAATATATTCTACTGGAGCCGCTGAAACGCCAACTTGATTTTTACCCCTACTTAATCCGTAAGTTTGTTGATAAATCTTTTGAGCTTCTTCTTTTTCTTTTGGTGTTAAACTTACTAATCCACTTACGTCAGACTTTTTGCTTACCAAGAATCCTAATGCGCCACGTTTAATGTAAATAACGCCTCTAGCCTCATAAACAGGCAAAAGGTTTTTAATGGCTATTTCTGCGCCTTTTAAGTCTGATTTAAACTTATCTATCTGGTTGCCCTGCTGTAGATCGAATTTGATGAATGGAATTACATTTTTTATATCCATTACTCTTTTGTTTCCAGCCTCCGAAACCGTAAATTTATTTACAAAATCATCAATTGAAGTAGCGGAGTAAATGTCAACGTTTTTCTTTTTATCGATATTAATTTGGTGCGTTGGCGCATTCCACCATGACAAAATAGAATCCGCTTCATCTGGCAGTGTTGATGGTTTATTTAAATACTGAAAGTTTGCTCCTGTTAATATTTTATAACATACCGATTGCCAAACAAAATCCCTCATTGTCATTAAAGGGTTTGGATTTTCGAACAACCTATTAAATGCTTTATTTTTATAATCTACTGAATCGTTAGCAGTTGAGCATAATTGCCATGTAGCTTCGGCAACTCTCGATGCGATTTCATTTACTGGGGCAAATATTTCTGGCAAACAGTAAAAAAGAGTTATGAAGTTTTGCCTACCATAAGCTCCGTAAAGAATGTCCTCAATGTCGTAACCTCCTCTAAATTGCGACGGCTCAATCTCTGAATATTCATAAGAGCCACCAAGATTATTATCGTTGTATTCTCTTTCAATAAATACTTTTTCGGGAACCTCAATTGAAGTATCTCTTGTTTCGAGTTCTTTTGCCCCCCATGTAGTTGGATTATACCAGGTCATTCAAGTATTTTTTAATGCAATAATACCAAATATAATTTAAACTTTATTCATACCGAACAAATGAGGAAAATTTTGTTCAAAATAAGTAGCCGCCATTTCACATAAATCAGGTGCGTCATCGTGCTTATTGCCTTTGCCTGCCTCTTGAATTTTCAAGTATGAAGTTAAGTTTCTCATAAACTTTGCATACTGAGGGTATTCTTCCCAATCATTCCTAAAAACAAAGTTATTACGAATAAACGATGCTCTGTTCAATATCCTTGACGGCTTGGATGTGCGGGGCCTTAGTACCCTAAATTCTCCATCAAAATTAATTCTGTCTAATTCTTCACGAATACGCTTAGCTGTTTCAATCCAACCTAACACACCCTCTATACCTACTGATTTAGATTTATTACGCTTTATCATGTTTACCATTTCAAGTTCGTTATAATCTGCGCCATCGGTATTATAAAGGGCTTCCGTAACATAAATCTTATCGCCAACGAGTTTAAAAGGTGCGCCAGCGAAATCATCCCCACCTAAGTTGGCAGGGTCAGCGCAAGTATAGGTAAAATCTGGATCTTTTAAAGCTTCGATTGAATCCATATCTGCAAATTGTAATTCATCAATAGGGAACAACAATCCTGCTTTTGGTTTAGGGTTTTGCATATGTTGCCTTTGAAAAACAATATCGTTATGCTTTTCTAAAGCCTTTAATTCTTCAATCGTATGTTTCTGAGGACAAAGAGCTGTTCCATCTTCTTTAATTGACGGTAAACTTAATACATGCCATAACCCACCATCTAAAGCATTGCCTTGCTTGCGAATTAAATAACCGCTTAAATCATCTTCGTGTGTTCGCTGTTGGATTATTATTATTGGGGTATTTCGACTGTTAACACGATTTGAAATAGTGCTGTCATAGCGCTCATTTACTTTGTTTCGCAATGTTTCGCTATCCGCATCATCGGGCTTGTTTGGATCATCTATAATAATTGCACCACCAAATTTTGACTTATTTTCTGGCAATTCATCTAATTCAAGTTTTAATTCTTCAAGTTCGGATATTTCTTCTTCACTTAATTCATCTTCGTCTACTAATCCAGCACCGAAGCCAGTTATTTGACCGCCCGTTGAGGTTGCGTAAACACCACCTGTTTGTTCTGTGTACCATTTCTTTTTTGCTTTAGATGATTGCTTAAGCTTAACTGATGGAAATAATAATTGATATTCTTCGGATGTAACTAAGTCTTTTACGGCCTCGGAATTATCCAAAGCTAAATCATCTGAATATGATAAATGAATAAATTTAGCCGATGGATTTAAACAAAGTCCGTACGCAATAAATGCTTTTACCGCTAATTCAGTTTTGCCATAACGAGGTGCAATATTAATTATTAACCTGGTTACTTCGCCAGATATAACTTTTCTAAGTTGCTCAGCGATTAAATAAAGATGCTCCCATTTGGCCCATTTTCTTTTATACTGCTTCTTGAAAAAATAACGAACAAAAAAAATAAAGTCGTCCTTGCAATAAACATGGGCGACTTTTAACTCTTTTATTTCTTCGACGGTTAAATCTGGCATTTAAAAATCTTTATCGAATGATTCTTTAATTTTTTTAGCTTCTTCTTGGGTAGGCTCTATGTTCATATTAAGGTTTTCGTTTTTAACCTCTGACTTATCAACAAGCCCCTCAATTCTCGATACAATAGTTGGGTTAAACGAACCAACCATGGCTCCTTCAATCTTTTGCCTGCTTATAATTTCACGTATATGTGTAATGATGGCGGAAAAATCTTGACTACATGTTTTTTCAAAATCATCAAAATACTTTCTGTTTACGCCCAAAAACTGTGTTAATCCCTCTATAGTTAGAGGTCTTTCAGTCGGAATGCGCATTATAGTTCCTGCGTATTCGCCCGACTTTATAGCCTCTGCTTTTTGCCATGGGTTATTAGCATTCCACCTAAAATACTCATAAGCCGCTTGAAGCAAAACTTCTGAATCTGAAAATATCTTATCCCTACCGTGCTTTGTTCTTATTTTCCAGAACTCATTACCTTTTGGTGCGCTCATACCCAAATATACGAATTAAAACTACTTTTTACCAAATGCTAATTTTCATATCATCATAAACGAATGGCTCATAAAAATAAAACACCATTGTTTTTTCAATAATCATAGTAGAACATCCTAAAATCATTCCGAATACTTTTATCTCTTTTTGTGTCGGATGTATAAAATCCAATTTATAATATTCTTCAGGCCGTAACCAAACGTGAGTTGGTTCTTTGCCTTTGTTTTCGATATAATCAATTCTACCCTTATTGATTAATTCCATTACTTTGTCTGATTCTGTCATTTTTCAATAATTTTAATACCATACATTGCCTCGACAATTTTCTTCTTTAAGTTATAAACAGCTGTTTTCATTCCTTTAACATCTTCAATATCAATTCGACCATCTGGATAATAAACTTTAAAATCTGCCTTATAAAAGCCGCAAAATATAGAATTGACGACTATATCATATCGAGGCTGTAGTTCGATTTTAACAACACTTCCTGCCTTTTGAAGTATCATCAATTGCTTATACCTGGCGCACTCTTTTAAAGAATCAAACTTAATTCCATCGAATACAACTTTCTTAGCTTTGTACTTTGACTTTTTAGGTTTTAGCTTTTTAAATTCAGCTGCAGTTATTACCTCAGTCATTCGGTTTAAAATGCTTGTTGAACTTAAAAATTAACAGTTTTCTAAATAAATTAGGATTCCAATTATTACCAAATCTGAAAAATATTTTATTTATTCCGTTTTGAAGAATGTAGGTTTTCTTATCATCTATAAAATCATTTCCATTTAATCCACTGGTTATAGTTAGCTTTCCTTTTTCTGTTTTATGTTCTATTTGCATGGTTAAGGAAGTTTAGGCAATCCTTCCGCATAAGGAAGATAATGAGTTGGATTTAATTTTTCATCATCTGACCAATCGCTATAGTCCCAAAATCCACTCTTGTCCATATCATCTTTAAAATCATCAATGAGTTCTTTACTATTTACTGTAGCTTTTTTAAGCTCTCCGTTAACTACTACCCAATAATAACCCTCTTTTGGTTGTGGAATATCTCTTACATTTATCCAATTTGGTTTATTATTTAATTCACTGTATTCTTTCATGCTTCTTTCAATACACCAATTCAAATTTTTCATTTTCATATCCTGTTTAGGATGTAAAACTAAATCTGCAAAAGAATTATATCCTAAATCAATTGCCTGGCAATCTTTAATTTGTTCTATAGTTTTCATACCTGTAAATTTACCTTTTAATTCAATTCGTTTTTGTAACAATGATGTTAGAAAGGGCAGCCATCGGAATATGGTTTATTGGCTTCAATTAATTTAACAATGTTTGAAACCTTTACTTCCTTATTTTTAACTGGCAAATTCTTGATAAACAAAATTTCGTTTCTAATCCTTCTTGCATTTATAATCTTTTTATGATTTGCAACTGGGTCGAAATACTCCAAACATAATGCGAATATTTCCAAGCTAAAGTTTGATTTTTGCATATTACAATTATTACAACAAAGCATCGTTAAATTACCTCCTTTGCTCTTTGCAATTAAGTGATCTCTTGATCTGCTTTTTTCGGTTAGCTCAATTTCGCAATAACAACACCTCTCAATCATAATCACTTCGTGTTACTTGGTTTCAAAATAAAATATTCCGTTAAATGGTTTATCTGGAGTTATACCAAATAAATCTGCAACGGTATTCATGTAAACTATTCTTTTCTTAGTCGATTCTACAGTTGTTTTTTTAGGTAGATTAGATAATCGGATATGAAATGTCTTCATATAATTACGGAATCCTTCAAGGTCATTACATCGCTTGTAGTGGTTAACTATTCTTATTGCAGGCATAAGGTTTTCAATACAATCTACCTCTTTTAATCTTTTCACGTACTCATCTCTGTCTTTACATTCTTTCATTATTGAATATCCAAAAAGCTGCTTTGATAACATATGGTCAACTTGCCATTTATCATCTAAAGGCTTGCCAGTGTAAGCGCATTTGCCATCAAATTTATTAAATACCGCCTGTCTATCTATTTTCATTACTTGGTTTCTTCTGGTTGATTAACTTCTTCTATCTGGCGATGATTTATCAAATGTAATAACATTGAACATTTCTCTTAACCTGGAGCGAATACGTGAGCCGTAAGCTTGCTCAATATCATCGCCTGATAAGTTTGTTGTTAAATGAAAGTTACCAATTAATTCATTGTCGTAAATCTTATAAATTACATCCTGCATAACATTTACCTCGTTACCGAAGTTCTTTTTTGAATCTTCAGTGCCTAAATCATCAAAACATCTGCCTAATTCTTTATGTCCGAAATTTTGTTGCGGATAACAAGCAGCTAAATTTGAATAATCATAAAGAACATCTGAGCCATCTTTAGAATATTTATCAGCTATCATTCTGCATGAAACAACTGAAAACGGTTTAAATGTGTTAATGCTAAACATTTTCATTAGTGAAGTTTTACCGCAACCAATCGGGCCAAACAACATAATTCCTTTTTTGAGCGACATTCCTGTAATTTCAAATGAATCGTCACCAGAAAAATAATGACAAAGCATTTCAAAAATGGC